ATAATGCGATAACCCGGTAAACCAAGCCTCTGACAGATCCTCCTACATAAGTGATTTTCTGGGTTTCCCCGAAACCACCTGGAATTAGAGATTCATGCTGTTCCACACGTTTAAGTGTGTGACGATGAAAGTCCATCACAAATAAATACTCTTTCATCATAGCTAATTAGAATTTAAATGGTATCAGGTATTGGTCATTGTATGTGAACATCAGATGTTCTGTCAGTTCTTTTACATGGTCTTCCTGATATGTAGCAATCATCTCAAATACTCTATGATAGGTAAATGCTTTAGTCATTATCACATCATCAACCACCAGAGTATATTTAATATCGGTTGAATCCCGAGTATACTCATACATGATGGCAGTAACACTGTCAACCACATAATAATTAGGTTGTTCAAGTTCTAATTGAGCTTTAACAGCTTCCAAATGTTTTAATCTCTGACCAGAGCGTGATGTACAGGACATCATAACTGCTATAAGCAGTAAAATAATAAATTGTTTCATTTTATTTGATTTTTAAGGATTTTAAATGTTAATGTAGATACAGAAGGGGTGGCTGTTGTCACTCACCCCTGTATGTCTTCAGTGTACACTACATAATTAAAAGATTTAAATTGTTAATACTGATAATTTGTTAGTAATAAATAAGCTATTATGGGTAATAGGCCATTGTACTCGTCACGTACATCGCACTAATTTCAGTCTGTATTGAAGATCTCTCCTGCTTAGACACTTACCATTCTGGTTCTTTTTTGCAACGCATTTATATTAGCATCGCACGACGAACTCGCCTCATAATAGCTATAAACTCTTCTACGCCTGACTAATACAGACAGTAAACCGTTAGGCTGTTAAGCCCTCTGCTTAGATAAAAGAGTTAAATAACATACCCGACAACTCCCATTATTCCCCAGTAACTTAATGTCCGAGGTGTGTGCCGATTGATCCATCTGGTTTTGTGTATTTGTGCCAGCGCGTATATTTAATGATTACTTTATTCTTTCAAGTTCACGTTCTATTTGTTCTATTGCCATAGTTCTACCAAATTTCTTACCACTGGCGAACCTTGAATCAGCAAACTTCTCAACTTCCTCTATCTTCTGACTAGTTGTTCTATAACTAGTTGATAGTAGTTGTTCAATATACTCACCATAATAACCTTTATCGGCTGCTATGGTGAGTGATTTGAACTTCTTCAACATTTCTATACTCATCATTATTCAGGGATATGAGTGAGTTTAGCAAGTAAGTCTTTACCATTGGTTGCTTTACCTGAAGTATGTAAGATACCTTTGGCGATAGTTTCCAGAATATCAGAACATTGGTATAAATATCCAAGTTCTTGCGTAGTTATAAGCTCCAGTCCTTCAGGTGTTGCTTTGATGTCACCAGGTAGTTCTTTGTCTATGATAATATCATCAACATCAGGATAGATTTCAGTATCAGTGAGACGTAGAATACCTCTACAATCTTCAGCTGTCAAGAATACAGTTCCACCTACTATCACATCAGTTGATTTGAATGTAGTCACTACTTGCACAGGATGTGCATGTTTCAGTTGTTTTTCATTTTTAGTCATTGCCATTGTTTTAAGTTTTTAAATGATTTTTACAGACATATTGTTTCGTCCAGCCTCTTCAGTGTAATTGTTATAGTCTTCTGGATGACTTAAAGTATTATACCACTGACTTGATCAAGTGTCAGTGGCATTAGTGTCGTTTATTACCGTGATTGTACTACCAATACAACCATCAGCGCCGCAGGTCTAATATCCTACCCTTGGCTATTCCATATTAAGATGTGTATGCTCAATTTTAACGCTGCTTGGTTCAAGATATCAATCAAGTCAGGTTACCCTTAAGTAGAGCTTCTTATATTAGTATATTTGTGGAAGTCGCTAACATAGCTGTGGCAGGCTAAAGGACTTCATTGCACAAAGAGAGTTTAATTGACACTCACAAACATTAATTTCCAAGGACTCTCCTCAGAATAGGGTAAGACTCTTGCAAGGCAGCGCCCACCTGCTATCATTGCAACCATTACGGAGCTATTTTATGCAAGATTACGGGCCTTTTAGCAAGAGTCTATATTATAACTTAAACTATCTAGTCCAGGTTCTCTACAACTGGATAGACCATGACATTGTTAATGTTACCACCTCATTGTTTGGATTACAGTAACAGGGAACTCATGCTTAGCTATTGCGTTACCCGAGGTTTTAGTTTTGATTGAAGATAGTTTAAGTATTTTATGCTATGAATACTGATTTATTGGTGTATGAGTGCAATAAACAGTTAAATTGTCTTTTATTGGGGGAAGGTTCTAAAACCCACACTCACAGCCACTTAGAGTGTCGTTAGTGACACTAAACAGTCCTTGAGAAAGAACTGTGAGGCGTGTGAGTTAGTAGAGCTTTAAAAAATATAGGCAACAGCCTATATTTCTTCGATAGCGATAGCTACCAATCGAACGGAACCTTCGGTTTCGCGAGCTTGTTTCCAATTGGCGATAGCCTTTGGATTATCAGCATAGCGTGCTTCAACCAATGATTCATCCACGTCAAGTGGTGATTGCTTTGCAACTTTAACTATCACATTTACTGATTCACTCTCACCGGGACGTTGAGAGAAGATGTTTTGAACGAAGTCAAAATCTGTCATATCAGCAGTTGTGTACAAGTTACCATGAGCAGTATGCGAAGGCTTAAGATAAGCACCTTTATCTTCAGATGTTCTGGTGACTGTTGCCTTAAACCATAGAGCACCATCGGTGTCTAAAACCCACAACGCTGGGTTCGCTCCATTAGCAATTACTAAATCTTTGTTAAAGGCTTTGGCCTGTGCAGCCGTTGCCAAACGGTTTTTAATCTCTGTTTGTGTCATTTCTTTAAGTTTTTATGTGAATAAAACAGTGTGGCCCAACGGGACCGAAACTCGATACGGGGGTGGTGTTACTATATCACCCCCACAAATAGCCGCATAAAAATTTTATTTTGCCCTATAGTATTTTTTCTGAAAATTTTTCGTACCTTTGCTGTATGAAAACATGGAGAACCATAAAGAATAGGAACTTGAAGAGGAATCTGTTGTATGACAGTTATCCTACAGGAGCCTACTGTCCTTGGTGTTCTCCTTTAAAAGTATCTAAGGAAGCTATAGAATCGTACCTGCAATATTACCTGAATGTTGGTGAGTTGACCGAGAAAGATTTTGAGCAGGTAAGACACCCTTTTAAACAACAGTACTAAAAGTGTCCTGTTAGTGCCCTAATAGTAATAGGCTACTAATGGGACACTTTCGGTACCCCTACTAAAATCAGATGAAAAGTATATTTAAAATCAGGAAGAACACAACAGGAAAAGTAAGATTAAAATTATGTATTGAAGATGTAGAGTTCAGGGATAAGGAGGTTCTTGAGGGTTTCGGGCTCATTACAAAGGTGTACTTTAATGATATGGAAGATGAGAATGTGCTGTATTTTGCCAACCCTTTTCATGTACCGAAGTTCAACAAGTTCTATGCTTCCAGAATAAAGACTATCACGGATCCTTACCTGAAAGAACTTATCCAGAGAATATTGTACTTGAATCCTCACCCTGATAAGTTGATGATTAAAAAGATAACAGAATGTATTATCCTGCAGTTCTCTGTAATTGAGATGAGAGAGTCGCAGGTATCTTCCAAAGAGATTGCTGTACCGGTATTGAGATTTGAAGAGGTGGAACCTATTGTGGTATTCTTGGTAGCAGAGCAGAAGTCTTTTTATAAGTATCCGGATAACCAGGATATAGTGATGTTTCACAGGGATAGCAAGTTCTCACCTGTTCAGAAGATGCGTATCAAGGCTATCTGCAGAGGTGAAGCTGTTAAGGAACGTATGGAATCTGCTATTCATATTGCTGCTGAGCATTTGATTGATGTGGAGGTTTTTGTCAAGATAACTGCACCTCGTATAGAGAATACAAAGATGGTGGTACGCAACGGGAACATCACACCTGCCAAGACTATTCGAAAATATATGGGAGAAAGGACAAAGAGGGTTATTGAAGAGCATAATTCCTATGCACCTTTTAAATCTGAGAAGTCTGCTGATAAATATAAGGAGTTCCTGGCCCTCGATCATATTAATATGTCATTGGATGAAATGGTGTATAAATTAGGGGTGTCCAAATCAAGAGCTGTGGAATTTAGACGGATGTATCAACAAAATTATATATCTTTACCAGAAGTTTAAACTAAATTAAAATATTATGTCAAATGAAAAACCTAAAAAAGCTAAGTCGAAAAAACCCAGCGCCTCCACACCCGGAGTCGTGAAGAAAAAACAGCCTAGTAAAGCGCAAAAGTTAAAGGCAGTAAATGCCAAACTGGATAAGGATGTGGCAAAACAGATCGAGGATGCTGTATTTGCAAAGGCATGTCCACAAGGTCATCCACAGGGCGCTGATGCCAATGCAAAATTCGAACTTGTAGCTGAAGCAGGAAAACAATTGCTTGTAGATGAAACGTGGGATGTTGTAGGAGTCAAGGATTCCAAAGGACAGGTCACACACATTGTAATCGAGAAATAATACAGGGCGCTTCGGCGCTCTTTTTGTATGGAGAAAATTCAGGCTACAAAGAAAGAAGTGCTTCTGGCCATAGCCATGTCAGGGTTCTACCAGACAACACATGTGCATTATATGCCTATTGGTAAACAGTATACCAATATGCTGATGCGTCTTCGTGCCGGTGGGTATGTGGAACCAATGATGGAGAATTTCTATAAGCTCACCAAGAAAGGTCGGGAGTATTTAGTCCGACAGGATGTACTTGATGTGCAAGATATTGATAATCAAATAGATGCATTTATAGAAAAATTATAATAATTTTTGTGTTGTTATGTAACAATTTTTGTTATATATTTGTAACAACAACAAAAGCATTATGATACCTATAAAAGAAGACAATATTGTCATCAAGATCAAGGGTACACCTTCTCAGGTCATATCCAATTACCTTCGAATTTATTTAGCGAATGAACGACTCACAGAAAAACAACTGGAGGTCACTTCCAAGTTGGTGTCCAAGTATTCTGAATATGTAGCCAATGGAGTGACAGAACCTTATGCTTCCATTTTACTGTTCTCTACCGAGACACGTAAAGACGTGGTGACAAAGCTGGGTATTTCTGCAGCCCACCTCAACAATACATTCAATGCCCTTACCAAAAAGAATATTCTGGCGAAGACCGATGGAAAGTATTCCATCAATCCTTCGCTTGTGCCCAACAGAAGTCTGACATTTCAATTTATGATAGATGGATAACAAGGGCAGGATAATACGACAGGTAGCCGACAGACTTGGTCTTCCTGTAAGATCTGTGGATGCTATAGTGGCTTCACAGTTAAATGTGGCACGTCAGGCTCTTAAGGGTAAGAAAGATGTGAGTGTGTATTTGAGAAAGGTAGGCACTTTCATCTCTCCTGCCATGAGAATGCATCTGGCATGGGAACGGTTCAAGGTAGTCAACAGCAGGGAAAAGAAAATAACACAACAGGTTGAAGAACCTTATGAATTTAAATAACAGCAAATGAAATTAGTCTACGACATTAAAAGTCTTCCTCAAGGATTGGATCCGGGGAACCTGACAAAGATTTATGAACAGCATCATCTGGTATACTGGGACTCTTCCAAAGGAGGTACCAAGCCACAGCTCTACGGAGATGATGACAAGAAATCACCACTTATGATAGTGGATCTCGAAGGACAGCGAATGAATGTAGCCCGGTATGCACAGGAATTTTCAGACAATGAGTTCTGGGATAAGGAACTGCACAATTGCAGGAATTCCCCGATGTACTTCTGGGCAAATTACGGGACACCCGTATATCCACATATACAGGAAGATCTGAAAAAGTATCTTACTGATATAGGACTTATAGATATTGTGGAAAAGGATTCCGAGAAAGCCAAGGTACTCTGGGAAAAGCAAAAAGCAAAGATCAAGAAAGTAACTGACAAATACACCATTGAGTTCTTGAAAGAACGTAAGGCTGCCATTGATGCACTCAAGGCAGAATACGATACCAAGGTAGCGTCTCTGGAAACACTTGTAAAGGAGTTTGCGAAGTTGTTTGATTCCACTGATGCACCCATTGCAGACAAGAAGCGCATTACAGTACTTACAGAAAAAATTTCACGGCATTATCCTATATTGCCAAAATATCGCGATATTTACAGAAACAAAAAAGGGAAATGGGACAGACCTATGCTGTTCAACACTTCCTATGGAATACTATTAGAAATGTTTTATGACGTACTCGTTGATCAGAATAGGATCGAAGAAAATGTGGATGGCCCAGCCAAGTAACTGGGCTGAGTTGAGATATACATTACATGAAGAACCTGAAGGGTTGTTGGATTATGACCCTAATAATATAGAACCGGATTATGAACTATTAAATATGTTTTTAGAATGAAAAGTAACATGTTCTCTGAACGTCACAGAAGAGCCGCAAAAAAGATTAATGAATTATTGACCAAATATCCAAAGGGTCCAGATACGTCTGAGCAATACACCTGGCCGATAATGGTTACAAAAAACAACAGAAGAATGAAACCAATCACAATTAAAGGAAACACGGTAACGCAACAAGAAGTGGAAAATGCCATAATGCATGAAGCGTATATCAAACAAGGGAAGAAAATAACTGTATGCCATCTTACACTGGTGGACGGATTTGAAGTAGTGGGAACTGCAGGTGTGGTAGACCCTGACAATTACGACCCGAAGATAGGCAATAAGATAGCAAAGGAAAAAGCACTGGATAAGGTGTGGCAGCATATGGGGAGCATCCTGCAAAATAAGCTTGCTTCCAGATAATGAATGCTGAATATTATTACATCAATAAAAAGCGTGTAGCAATATTCATAAGGTTCTTGGAACAGGGAGAGTGTGGATGTGAATATGATATTCAGGAAGAGTATTTTACTCGTGGAAATAAATTATATAAAAAATTATGATACAACTTCATCCAATAGACAATTTTGACCTGAAGGTAAATTACTGGTTGGAATACCCTTCTTATAAGGTACATAGTATCTTTGGGGAAATATACCGTATCAATAAAAAGGAGAACCTTGAGAAGTCTTCAAGATTCATGTGGCTTCTTGCTCTGTGTTATGACAGGAAGAGTGCCATCTACTCTCAACCGGAACTGGACAAATGGGAAGTATCAGGGGAGCAGCTTTTTGATGATGAGCATTTTATGGTGAACCTGTTGGAAGCACCTGAAAAGTGTAAGGTTCTATTGATGCCTCCGGGAATGGATCTTCGTGATACTATTATACAGTTTGAGAAAAGCATTGATACACCTCTGGGTATTTCTTTGCGCAGGCTGGAAAAGAAACTTGATGAAAGGACTACCTTTATAACCGATACAGAGTACAGTGTAGATTATTATGAACAGGTAGGAAATAAGAATGTGCTCAAAAAAGGTTCGGCAGACCAGTTGGACAGGATGTTCGCTGCCACGGAAAAGATAAACGGAATTATACTCTCGGCGATGGATTCTCTGAAAGCCTCTGAAACAGCAGGCTCTACCAAAGGTGGACAAAAGGAATCCCTGAGTGATGGAAATAAATCATTTTAAATATGGCGCTACCCATACATGATGACATGTGGATTCTCTACAAGAATCGAATACCTGTAGAGAAAGTAAAGGATGCTATCAATCCACCTATACTAAATCCTTTAGGGGTCAAGTATATGCGTTACTGGAAAGAGCAGAAACGAAGATGTATTGATGGGTATTGGGTAGAGCATGAAGGAGATCATAAATGGGTATCTGGACCTCTGTACTGGTTTGTGAACTTCTGGAAAATAAAACTCACACCAAAAGGAAGCAAGTCGAAATTAAAGAGAACAGGTATACCTTTCCTTCGGGATCTGGAATGGATAAAAGCCCAACTTCATGAAGAAGCACGGGGCTTTTCCGGTTTTGAGGATGACGATGAGTTTACCTGTCATACTATATTAAAGGACATCGATCCCATTAAGGACCCACAGGATTTTGAGGATACCATGATGGAGTACAACAGTCCTGAACTCATCAAGGGTGCCATTATAAATTCCAAAGGAGAGTTCAAGAAATTCATGCCTGCCAGGGATTATCTGAGGATGTATTTCAAAAAGGATCTTGGTAAGGCTGAATACTTCAACATGTCATTCAATATGGCTGACATGGAAGCAAGGGGAGGTGGGAAATCCTATTGGGCTTCTTCTTGTCTGGCACATAATTTTCTGTTCGATGGGGCTACGGATTATGATGAGTATCTGGAACTCAAGCAAAATGATGAGCAGATGACATCCGAGACACTTGTAGGCGCTATTGACACCAAGTATTCCAATGACCTTATCTCTAAAATGAAGTTAGGGCTCAACAATTTGCCCGGCAGGAGAAAGATAGGAGATCAGGATTATCCTTCACCATTCCATAAAAGGTATTCAGGTTCTTGGGAATCCGGTAAGACCATCACTGCAGGATATGACATCAAGATAGGTGGACAATGGAGCCGTAAAGGTTCTGCCTCACTTATACAACACAGGAGTTTCAAGGACAATCATGTGGCGGCCAACGGTACACGTCCCAACTGGTCAGTGATTGATGAGGTAGGATTCATGGTGAACCTTATCGAAGTTCTTGGGCAAATGAAAGAAGCAGCGGCAGATGGAACCGTTAAACAAGGTGTTATCTGGATGACTGGAACAGGTGGGGACATGACAGGTGGTGCAACGGAAGCTGTAAAACAGGTGTTCTATTCTCCGGGTGCATTCGACTGTCTGGAATTTGATGATGAGTTCGAAGGATATATGACGAAAATAGGATTCTTTGTTCCTGCATGGATGACACTTAATCAGTTCAAAGATGAACTGGGTAATACCAATTGGAGAGCTGCTGTCAGGTATCTGCACAAGACTCGTGAACGTCTTAAGAGAAATGTCAAGAAGAAACAGGCTTATGAAGATGAGATCGTACAACGACCACTGGTACACTCTGAAGTATTCTTGTTAACGCACAATTCCATTTTGCCTGGTGCAGACTTAAAAGAACATATGGACAACATGCTTTCCATGCAAAGTGATCCGGCTATCAAGGGAATCTCAGGTTGGATGCATATTGATGACCAAGGGGAAGTAAGCTTTAAACTGGATGATGATAAGTTCCCGACGGACTATCCTGTAAAGGCTACTGACAACAATCACGGTGCTGTTGTCATATGGGAACCACCTGATAAAGATGCAGAATACGGGTGGTATTGTGGAGGTCTGGATCCATACGATTTTGATATTGCACCAAATTCCGTATCTTTAGGCTCAATAATAGTTGTCAGGCGAGGTACAGCGCTCAATGGTGGGTACGACAGAATTGTTGCCGAATACACCGGAAGACCTCAACTCGCCACTACGTTCTATGAACAGGCTCGAAGATTGTTGTTGTATTACGGAGATGCGCAGTGTTTGTATGAGAATGAGAAGCAAATGATAAAGGATCATTTCAAGAAAATGTACTCTATCGGATTGTTGGCATTTACACCCGGAGTGTTGAAAGCCAATGAGACTTCCAAGACTGCAAAGACAAGAATTTACGGGCAACATATGAGTACAACGGTAAAGAATGAAGCAGAGATTTACCTACGCGAATGGCTCTTAACACCAATTGGCGATGGAAAATTGCAATTACATACAATAAAATCTATACCTTTGCTCAAAGAGTTGATCTCTTATAATGTGGATGGCAACTTCGACAGGGTGATCGCACTTATGCTTGCAGTTATCCAGCTCATACAAATGAGGAACATTATAATTGAAGAGAAGCGTAAAGAAGCAGAACAGAAAGATCGGGAGGATGACAATACACCTCCGGACTTCTTCAATAGAAAATTATTCGCAGGGAATATGTCACATAATAGAAGATAAAATCATGCAAACAGAAACCTTAGCCTACACTACCTCTCCCAACGCGATGCCACCACAGCATCTCAACAGTACTTCTAAAACACCTAAATGGGGACGCGATACAGTACTCTCCATAAAATCCATGTCAACGGTCACTGATGATATGGGAAGAAGTTCTCGGGAAAACAAGGAAATCAATTATGATCTTGTAAACTCAAAGTTCAGGGAGCAGGACTTTGATTACGTACTTAACCCAATGGGTATCAATATGCAGAAGTATGGGGGAACTCCTACCAAGATGCAGAACTACAATATAATCCGGTCAAGGTTGGAAACTCTTCGAGGTGAAGAGATGAACTCTTCGCTGGATTTCTTTGTGTATGCCATCTCAGGAGAAGCCGTATCTGCAAAGAAACAGAAGAAGAAGGAAATGCTTAAGGATCTGATGAAAGCCCATATTCGTATGGAGCTTCAGTTGGATAAGCAGATAACTGACTTGGAAGCACAGATAGCAGAACTTCGCAAAGCCATAGGCACTATTCAGGACCAGACACAATTACAACAGGCGCAGGCGCAGATGCAACAACTTATGCAGCAACGTCAGAACATGCCTGACATCAAGCTGGAGATGGAGCGTTTCAATTCCACTTATGTAGATCCTACAGAACGTGTCAATACCAAGATATTAAAGATGCTCAAGCATCAGGACCAACTGGCATTGAAGTTCAACCTTGGTTGGTTTCATGCACTGGTATCTGCAGAAGAGATATATTATACAGGAATCACAAAAGGGCATCCTTCCACACGAACCGTAAATCCTTTGCAGTTCGATTATGACAAGGAGGCAAATACTACATTTATACATCAGGGGAACTGGGCAAAAGAAGAATACTGGTTACCCATTGGTGAGGCCATCTCACAATTTGGAGATGTGCTTACTGATATGCAGGTAAAGAAAATATCCAATGGACAGGCAGGTCATTCTTATTTCCAGAATGGTATGCATCAGTCTTTTGCCTATTCATATGATGGTGGACAGCGCAGGCACTTTGCCGATCAGGGTGCTGCCTCGCATGTATATATCATGCAGTGTGCATGGCGTTCTTTCCATAAGGTAGGGATGCTGAGATACAAGGACCCACGTTCAGGGAAATGGGAAGAGATAGAAGTGGATGACACTTTCAAGATGACTGATGAACTTAGGGAATTAGGGGCACAACTTTCATGGGAGTGGGAAGATGAGATATGGGAAGGAACCATGATAGGCAGTGACATCTTTGTCAATGTACGTCCAAAGAACAACCAGACAAAAAATCTTCCGTACATAGGGTATGTCTACAACAATATCAATTCAGTGGCTACCTCTATGGTAGACCTTGTCAAGTCACATCAGTACACCTATATTATAGTATGGTGGCGTCTTGAACAGGAATTGGCAAAAGCAAAAGGCAAGAAGTTCATCATGGACCTTGCACAACTTCCACAGTCTATGGGATGGGATGTAGACCAATGGATGTACTATTTTGAGAATCTGGGTGTAGCCTGGATCAACTCAAGGGAAGAAGGACGTAAAGGAGATCCTACATCAGTGGCACAGTTCAACCAGTTCCAGTCAATTGACATGGCACTCTCACAAGTGGTGAGTCAGTATATGGAAGTAATAAAGAAACTGGAGATACTGGTAGAGGACATCATGGGTGTATCACCACAACGTATGGGTGGTATCAAACCTTCTGAGACTGCAACAGGTGCACAGACTGCCATCTCACGTTCTACCAATGTCACAAAACCGTGGTTCTATTTCCACGATATGGTCAAGGAAGCAGTTCTGAACGAACTTCTGGAACTTGCCAAGATAGCATATATAGATGGAGGAGAATATGAATTCCTTGATGGGCTGGATGTAGCAACTCTGAAGATTGACGGTGATAAGCTCAACGGTTCTCACATGGGCTGTTTTGTAACCAACTCTTTTGATGACCGTAAGAAACTTGACAAAATGGAAGAACTGCTTATAATGGCAGTACAGCAAGGCAAGGCTTCTCTTCTGGATATTGCGAATACCATTGACTCACCATCTATGTCTTACGCGAAAGCTGCCTTGGATGAAGGCGAACGCAAAGCACAGGAAAATGCACAGGCTTCTCAAAAAGCCACGTCTGATGATAATCAGAAAAAGATCGAAGCTGCTGCCAAGGAGAAAGAACTTGACAGAGCCAAGGATATTCAAATATCTGATGCTGAGATAGGAAAGGATATTCTGCTTAAGAAACTGGAACTTGGAGTGACCAGTGCTGAGCAGGATGATGGTACAGGCATTGCCAAGATAGTTGCAGATGCCACTATTGAAGAGGATAAACTCGACTTTGAAAAAGACAAGGAGAAAACACGAGCTTCTGAGAAACAGCAGGAACTTAAATTAAAGGATAAAGAAATCAAAGCTAAAAACAATGGAACTAAAACCGAAAGTAAAAGCAATTAAAGAGCCGAAGAGTTACGGACACATTACGCTGAACTCGTCCGATTTTCCCGGTGTTGCAGACCTGACATTAGGAGAGAAAAAAGAAATTACGATAAGTGTGGATATAAGAGCACTGGAAAAGCCGGATTCATGGCAAATCAGTGAGGGTAGGCTAAAACCTACAGATGTTATAGCTCGTATCAACATCTTGGGAGTGAAGCTTCCTGCTAAAAAGAAAGAGGTTAAATAAATGATTTATAGAGGTTTAAAAAAATTACCATAAAAACTCATAACAAAATTTGTTATGATACGTAATTTTATATTACCTTTACAGCAACAACAAAAGTGTAACCATGAGTGAATTTAAGACGTTCTGGGGTGATATGGCAGTAACCGGTAAAGTGACTGACGCACCCAAAGATGACAAAAAAGAGGACCCAAAAAAAGGAGAAACTGTAGATGACCCAAAAGGTGAGGAAGTTAAAGACGTTAAGGAAAAGCCTGAAGAGCCAGAGAAAGAAAAAAAGGGAGAAGATGCAGGAGATGATCAGGATAAGGGAGATGGGGAACCGGAATACGAGTTTACCGAAGATGACATCTCTAAAGCCTATACGATGCTTCTTGAAGAAGACGTCCTAGAAGCTGAAGAAGATCAGGAGTTTGAGGGAACAACAACAGGATTGGCAGATGCCGTGGCTGCTACTGTACAATCCAAGTTAAAGAAGGAAATAGCAGCTATCCCCGAAGTAGTGCAGGAGTTTTATTCTCATGTGATCAACGGAGAGGATCCAAGTTCTTTTACACCCACACAAGCAGAAACGATGTGGGATGAATACGATATTAGTGAGGAAGCTGCTCAGGAAGCAACACTCAGGGCTTTGTACAAGTCTCAGGAAATGACAGAAGAGGATATTGAAGAGGAAATTGAGGATATCAAGGCTGCAGATAAGCTGGAAAAGAAAGCTGAAATTGCCAAGAATACACTGGCAAAAGCTCAGAAGACACGGATAGCAAATACTGCAAAAGCCAAAGAACAGGCTACCAAAGATGCTGAAAAAGCTGCATTGAAAGAAGTGGACGACATCAAGAAGTCCATTGATGATATGAAAGAGATAGCAGGTTTTGAGCTTACTGATAAAAGAAAGACTGCATTCAAGGATTATCTTTTCAAGGTTCAGCCAAGAACCGGTAAGACACAGATGCAGGATAACATGGCAGACAAGGACAGGCGAATGACAATTGCTTTCCTTGATTTCGTGAATTACACGAAAGCAGATCTTGCCAAAGAAGAAGCGACCAAACTCACAAAACAAAGGAAAAAGAAGCTGGTGCGATTTTCCGACAAGAATGTCAAAAACAAGAATAGCAGTGCAACTGTTACTACTGATACTGACAACAAAACCAAGGGTAAGTTAATTATCCCAGGAATATTCGGACCACAGAAAATAGAAATAGAAGACTAAAAATTAAAGATTATGTTTCAAACAGATGTATCACCTTTACAATTGCACAAATTACGTGCTTTACCATCTGGCATGACGGAATCAGACCATTTATCTGCAGCTTATTTGACTGAGCCAGAAAGAATGGATGCTGTATTGGCTTATGCATTTGGTACCCAAAATGAAACTGTACTGTCCATGTTGACAGGAGGTATTGGGAACACAAGGTTCGTCAGCAACCGAGAATACACTTGGGATCTGCACGGACAAACTGAACGAGCTATCGTTGTAACCGGACCACTCCAATCAGGTAATGCTGGTACCAGTGGACTGCCTTTCAAGTGGAAAATGGAAGAAGGTATATTCCAGGTTTCTGATAACTTAGTTTCTGATGATGGAACTCAATGTAGAGTATCTGACGTATCATATAATGGTATTGATTATATTTACACAGCAGTTCTTACTGATCCGGATCCTACAAAATTCATCAATGCAAGTCAACTGTTGGCAGGTGCGAGATTCTCTAAGGATTTCTCTACTGTTGAAGAGTTCTCTGACAAAGGTGGAGGAACTGATTTCGTTGCACCAATGACATTGAAAAATCAATTGACTACCTTGAGAAAGCATTATGCTGTATCAAGAAGTGCTGCGACAGACGTTATGGTGATTGAACTATTCTCTGAGGATGGTAAATCAACTAAACTTTGGACTAAATTGGCTGAGTGGACTGCTCTTGCACAATGGTACAAAGAGATTGACCGATCATTTATCTACACTATCTATAACAAGGACCCTCAAGGTATTGTTAGATTGCAAGGTAAAAACCAAAGACCGGTATATCACGGAGCAGGAATCCGTCAACAAATTTCTCCTGCCAATAAGTATTACTACGCAAAACTTACTTATGATGCAATTGATGAGTTCTTACTGGACTTATCCTACAATGCTTCTCGTTGGGGTGGAGATTATAATTTCATTGCACTTACAGGTAAGATGGGTATCAGGGAATTTAACAGAGCTGTTATAGCACGACAAAATGAACTTGGTATCACTATAACCAATTCTGGTACATTTATCACCGGAACTGGCGACAACTTAACTTTAACAGGACACTTCAAGAAAGTTGAATTCTTGAATGGTGTATCTTTGACTGTTAAAGAATTTTCTCCTTATGATGATAAGGTTCGTAACAGAACTTTACACCCGGTAACCAAGAAGCCAATCGAATCTTACAGATTTACAATATTGAACTTCGGTACTGTTAAAGGTAAAGCGAACATCAGAAAGGTTGCGAAGAAAAATTCTGAAAACGCCATGTGGCATGTTTGTGGTTCTACCACTCCTTTCGGGGAAGTAGCTGCTTCAATCAGCACTATGCGTTCAACAGGTTTGGATGGTTATGAAGTACATATGCTTGCTGAGGTAGGTATCCAACTTCAGGATCCAACCAGTTGTGGAGAAATGATTATGAGATTGAATTAATTTTATAATTATCTAAAAGTACACAAAGTACTTTTATCTTTTGTTGTTAAAAAGGGTGGCTTCAACCCCACCCTTTGAACAACAGAAAAGTAAAAATCATTAAGAATCACAACAACAAAAGACATATATCATGATTAGATCATTAAAAGAAATAGATCGTACGCAGAAGATTTTTTTAAAGCAAATTTATGCTGACCCTCTAATTAAAATGAAAAAGTATGCAGAGGCATACACAACTCTAGGTCCAGGTGTGGATAAAAATGGAAGACCTGTGACCGGTCTGACTGAAGACAGAGTTGACATAGTAAAAGGGAGCCCTGTCAATATAAAGGGAACCCGAGTACCGATGGAAGGTATTATGGATCTGGCAGAAGGAACACTGAAACAAACCTCAGCTTTCTGGATTGCCTACAACATCAAAATCGGTTCAGAACGAATTGAATTGGACTTACAGAGTCCCGATGATCTTTTAAGATATATGTTTGCAGTTGCTCAGACTATTGTAGCTAATGGTTTACATAAAATAAAAGATGATTCCAGAGTAGAATTTGTATTGTATTCTGAAGAGCAGGAAGCTAAAGAAAGAGTAACTGAAAGACGTTCATTGAGTAAAGCCTATGTGTTGGCAGATAAGTTGGATCTGGAAACAAAAATGAATATCCTTAATGTATATGGGATTATCACAGATGCTTCTTCTCCTAACAGTATTGAAGATAAGATAGGCGAGAAAATTGAAGAGGACCCTAAAAAGTTCTTGGCTATGGTAGATGATGCTGATTTGATATATAAATCAATGGTGACCAAATGCCTGGACAAAGGAGTTCTTACAATGAAAGACGGTGCTATCAAACATGGAGAGATCAATGTAGGGTTTGATAAAGACAGTGCTGCCAAAGCCATTGGAAAAGACATAACTCTGCAGGCTGTACTGAAAGCAAAATTATCAGGTGATATGGACCTAATTAAAAAGGCAATGACCCCTGAGAAAAAAGAAGAAAAGAAAAAAGAACCTGCAAAATAAAAATAAATTATGACTGGTGCTGAGTTCATTACCTTTGTAAAAGCCAAGTTAAACAGGCTTGATACCAACGCATACGAAGATATAAGGCCAGAGGAAGTTCTTCTCTATGCGAACGATGCGTATAAGAATTTGATTCTTAACTTTGACATAGGTAAGTACTCTCCGGCTCTGGATTCAGAAGTTATAAAAAATTACTTGGCTAAGTTACATGTAATCACTGGTGAGGTAGCCCTTACAGAAAATGCAGTAGCAATGCCGGAACTTTTAAAGATCAAGGACATGAAGGTCTTTGTGACAATAGGTGCAGGTGATGATGAGGAAACAGGTTGGATGAAAACTCGTAATCTGGACAATATAAAGAATACTTCTCGTGAAGATAATGTAATGAGAAGGTCTTTTCCGGAAGAACCTGTTTACAGATTAACTGACAGCAAGATAAAGTTTGAAGTTAATAATTTTACATGTTCTAAGATAATTTATGAATATCTCAAGAAACCTGTAGAAATCACTGAAATATCATCCATCGACTTCATTTATATGAAGGAATTGCAAGATGCTACAGTGACCAGCATACTAGAAACCTTAGAAAGCAGACGACTGCAGAGTCAGGCTGTTGTTTCTAAAACCTAAATAAATTATTAATTAAAATTACGTATCATGAGAAATTATGTATCAAAAGTATTATTGGGGATAGACACTGCCAACGTGAATACCACAAATGACATCGATCCGGCTGCTTTGACAGACCGACAATTGATTGTATTTGACTGGGACACTAAGCTGGGTGTATTGTCTACAACCACTAATTTAGGGTTTGCAAGAGGAACAGGAACCATTGCAAGACCACTGATAGTAGGTCCTATTCCAAAAGCTGGAATTACTTCTGCTATTCTAAATCCTTACAAGGCTGCTGTAAAGCAAAAGAAAACTTTAACTGTAACTACAGTTCCTACTGTGGGTAAAACGTGTATTTTCAAAGTATCCTATCACGATAACTTAAGTATTATACCTAATCAAATCAAGCAAACTGTAATCGCTTTGGAAGCTGATGCTGTAAATACTGCAACCACAACTACGTGGGCAGCAGCAATAGCAGCTGAATTTAACAAGCAAGTTGTTGACGGGAATGTGTTTGTAGCTATTACAACTGCTACGAATGTTGTTACATTTGAGTCATTGACCATTACCTCTGCAAGTGATTATAATGGAATTGACAGACCTGAAACAGTATTCTTCGAAGTAGGGAAACCTGATGAAGCCGGTAAAGGTGTATATGCAGTTGCCCAAACTGTCGCTGGTTCTGTAGGTCAAGGAGATCCTGCTAAGATGGCATGGATTGAAGAGCAAGCAATGGGTCGTCATGGATTCTCTGACAGACGTATGTGGAATGATACTAAAAAGTATCCTTCTCAGGTCGTTGCAGGAGAAACTTATGATACGCTGGTTATCCAAGGGAATATAGCAGTAGAAGGAGACATGCAAGGTGTGCGTCAAAATCCTATTGGCGTAGTCTTGGGTGGGGAAAGCGATACATTGGCTTTAATCTTGGTTGATTTAGCTGTTGCACTGGTTGTTCCAACTACTGTTGCCGCTGGTTAAAATCACTTTTTTCCATAAAAATTTAAAGCCCGATATAATTGTCGGGCTTTTTTTATATCTTTACGTCATGAAAGCTAAGGAACTAATTGATAACTTACGGACAAACTTGGCTGAAGCAGACAAGCAAATAACAAACTTTACAGACCATCATTTATTGTTTATGCTCGATGAAGCTCGGGCATCTTTGGCAGCTCAGAAGATGGATGCCAAGGTCAATGTTATACAGATGATCCAAAGTATTGATGTCACACCAATCGATTCTACCAAGGCAGAATTTGGTCAGGTCGGAGAAAAGAAGGTTCTCAAGCTGGTACTTCCTGACGTGATAGCTTACCTCAACGGAGGAGGTGTCATGACAGTTGGGCCTACTGACGGAACAGAAAGTTACACTCGCATTACTTATTCACAGATTCGTACAGCTCTTTATCGTAAATACACAGCCATAGCACCGAAATGGTTCTGGCATGAGAATGCTATTTACATCATCAATGCTGATTCAGAGATGCTGAGCAAGATACGTGTGCGTGCAATATTCGATGAACCTTACAAGGTTGAAATATTTATGGGTAGGTATAAGTACCTGGACCCGTTTAACTGGGAATATCCTCTTAGCATGAAAGATGCCAAGACAATTTATCAATTGGCTATAGCCGGTGATCTTGGATGGGGCAGTATTGCTGCTAAGACTATTCAGGCAGCTAAGAATAAGCAGAAAAAGGATAATCAATTGATACAAGCGTTACAACAAATGGGTAATGCCAAAGCACAACAAAAACCAGCATAGTCTGATGTATATATATCAGCAGTACAAGAAGACTGTTGATAATCCTGTAGACTATAAGACACATAAAAAAGTTCTTGACACATGGGGAGAAGTCCTTGTGTCGTATTTATTGGAAGGTAAAGATGTACGGCTTCACAGTGGGATGTCTGTATTGGGTATCAGGAAGAAGAAAAAACGTACATATGTAGATCGCCAGGCAAGCAAAAAAGCCGGGAAACTGGTCATTAAGCTCAATACTCATTCAGGGTTCTACCATGCAAGAGTATACTGGAGAAAGAACTACACGCAGTACAGTGCCAAAGGCTGGGTATTCAAACCTGCCCGAGCATTGTCAAGAGCTTTGGGTGCAGTGATGCAACAACCACATGGGCATGCAAAGTTTGTTAAACAGGCAAAAGTCATAAGTAAAAAAGATTAATTATGAATTACGATATAGTAGAAGTAGTCATTGACAGAACCATCAGGACATTCAGGTTAAGGGAATGGCAGTATGATATTGAGGATATTGTGGAAGATATTGCAGAAGCGCTTAAACATATTGGGGCTGCCAAGATCTATGCTGAACTGATAGCCACCGTTACAGTCACCAATAAAATAGCGAAGATACCACGGGACTGTCAGAATATAAAATATGTGGATACTCCTAATCAATACTACAGGGAATCAGGAAATTTCATCGAGATAGATCTGGCTGATGATACAGAAGTAGATATTTATTATCAGGCTATGCCGGTGGATACAAGAGGATACCCATTGGTTCCTGACAATGTTGCCGTGCGTGATGCTATCATGTGGTTCTTGGCAAAAGTCCTTATCCTTCAAAAAGAAATAACCCACGTACCATTTGCACAAGCAGAAGCAGAATGGCAGTGGAGATGTGGTTCTGCAAGAGCTTCACTTACTTCCCTCAACCTGCAACAAGTGAATCGTATGTATCAGGACTGGGTAAGGTTGAACCCTCTGAAAGATGTACACGAGAATAATTACACACAATTAGGTAAGGGAAATACCCTTGACAGAGAAAGGCATACTGAATATTATAGAGATAGCGCAAACAGATAATGAAGACAACATTTACAAAAGGCATACATATTGCTACGGATCCTGTAAACACTCCTCCGGAATATTATCGTGACGCAGAGAACTTCAGAATCAGTGGCAACAGCAAACGATCAGAAGAAGGGATGACACATATGGTGGGTGTTCCTTCTAATTTTATTATATGGGGAAACTGTGCCATAGGTGACCAGACCATATTGCTGGGTCAGATAAATTCGAAAAGTGTCATAGGCTCTCTGGATAAAGATGACAATTGGGTGGTTGAGGTTCCTGCACGGGTCAATGAGATACTGGGTATTGTAGAACCTACACAAGTGGAAGGTAAGAAGAACTGGGCAGGTGAGCGTATCATTTACTTTTCCACTTCATCAGGTGCACGACGTATCAACCTTGGAACAATAGCAGACGGACCTGACCTGCCTACAGGTGACACTGATTTTGACAAGGTAACTTCACTGTTCTTGGAATATGACCTTCCAAAAGTGAATTACACAGGAGAATCTTCAGGTGGGACATTGCTTTCAGGTTCTTACCAATTAGGTGCGAGATTGGTCACTGAGTCGGGCGCATCCACTGCATTCGGCATTGTATCCAATGTGATTCCTGTAGTGCCGTCTTCTTTACAATCTGAACGTGGTTCCATTGTAGGTGCAGCTCCACAGACAGCAACTACCAAGGCGCTTCTTTTGAGCATCACCAATATAGACACTTCATTCAAGTACATAGAAATAGGAATACTCACTTATACGGGGCTTGCCAATATACCGGTTCTGACAGTATCGAACAGGATCAATATCAATAACCAGTCTACAATTCAATATACCTACAGGGGAGCCTCCGATGACTACGGAACGCTTTCCATCGATGAATTCATCATATCAGGAGTATCTTATGTGTCAGGGGAATTTCTGGCACAGAAAGACGGGACACTTATACTGGGTGCACCAAAGGAATCTACCCAACCGAACATTGACTGGCACAGGGTTGCAGATGGTATGGTATCCGAATTTGTGGTCAAGACCATAGCGTACAAAGAACAACTTGCATTTCAGGGAAGTGGCCTTGATGATTCCACTGTAGAACTTGGAGTACAGGAATTGGTGGAGACTTCTCAGGAGCCTTTGGATGATGGGTATAAAAATCCTTTGACATGTACTTTGTATAAAGGTTACAGACGAAATGAGGTTTATGCATTTACACTGACACCTGTGTTCACATCGGGTGTATACGGACCTACTGTACATATTCCTGCAGGGCATGCAAGTGCAACTCCTGCGAACACTCCGGGAGCTGCAGATGATGGTGGAACTCTGGGAACTTATATCTCAGAAGAAAAATATCCTGATGACAGGTATCCATCCATCGCAGCCAACACAGGTCTCAGATTACACAAATTTCCTGATGCAGACACCCAACCACTTTTATCGGGGAATGTGGAAACAGGTAATATGTATTTCAGGGTTCTTGGAGTTAAGTTTTCCAATATAGTGCTGGATGCATCTGAAACAGAGTACAGTGATCTTATTGCAGGATTTATAATAGGAAGAGTGAACAGAGTTGGCAATGAGACTCAACTTGCTCAGGGACTTGTACGTCCCAATGGAAATATAATACACCTTAACAGTGTGAGAACCCGTTGTACAATGCTTGGTGATGGATTCATGGACTGGAGTATAGCAAGTGAACATGAGGGAGGAGATTCTACGGGTATAGCAGAAAGAGGACATACAAACAGTTGTTATCCTGATATTCCAAATAATGATGTAGATGATTTCACTTTTGTAGCTCCGGATATCATCCACGGTCTGTACAATGCAGATCAGGCAACACATATAAAACAGTTTGCAGGTTATAAGGCAAATCCTTATACAGCACCTACTTCATTTGTAAAGACTGATGCAGGTTCTAATACCAAAAAAATATGGGATGACCGTAATGATGATTGGGCAAGAACTGCAGGTATATTCAAGAATATAACAGGTGAGAGTTCTTTTGATATAGGTTCGAGAGCAGAAACAGCACTGGATGGTGTAAAGCCTCCTGTATATCCTTTTGGTGTTCCAAGGGCATCACATACCAATGGTGGAAAAGAAAATACAACTATACAACGTGTAGCAGATGAATTGCAGATGTGCTCTTCAGATGGGTTTGTATGGATGCATACTCTG